TTGTATATCTTCTTTAAAATCCGGATACTCAGTTTGAAATGGTTTTATTGTAAGAGCGTACTGAGGATTGAAAGTTGGTAGTATCTGCTCAACTATTTGTAATGCGTCATCTTGTGATTTAGCATATGCATTAAGTTGAAAGTTTATTGAATAAGGAACTGGATTAAAAAACTTTTGTCTCTTTGTTGTATCACCAGTTGAAGATATTGTTGTGAAGTTGCCAACCTTTGCTAATTGCCTTTGAGCATCATAAGATATTGAAGTAATTTCGAATGACATTCGAGGTAACTTAATTGCAACTTGTGTGTCTTCATTTAAATTAGGATTTTCGCGTATTCTTTCAAGATACTTTTGCTTTGGTGCATAAGATAATGGTACCTTTAATTGACTAATAACGGCACCTGAAGAATTTTTACGAATAATATATATGTTATTAAAAAGCCTACCGAACAGCGCCACAGCTTTTTTAGTTTTTGAATGATAGAAATGTGTACCGAACATTAGTTATTACTCACATCGCCGAATGGATTAGATTCACTGAAATCGATAAAATCTGCACCGGTTGAAAAATCTTCATTTTGTTCATTTCCTGATAGCTGATTATCTTCTACTACTAAAGTAATTACACCACCTGCTCCTGTTGTCAATCCAATTACTTTATTATTGACTGCAAAGGTATGATACTTTCCATCATCAGCTCCTGCATGGATTATATGAACTTTATCATCTGAATCTGAATATTTAACAACTTCTCCGCGCATTATCGTATCACCGCTCGGACTCGTAATCGTTTCACCGACTTGAAATGTTGTAGGTGCAGGATCTGAAAACTTTATTGTAGGATTGGTATAACTAGCTCCAGGATTTGTAATTGTAAGACCATTAACTTTACCATTGTTATCATCTATAGTTGCGGTGATAGCCGCTCCAACTCCAGTTGAATCAATAACAGTTATTGTAGGAGCTACAAAATAATTATTACCGCTATCAGTAATTGTCAGACTTTGCAATGCGCCAGCACTCAACGTTGCAGTTGCCTGTGCACTATCTCTTGTATTATTTAATGAAAGAATATATTTGTATGCATATTTAGCTTCAAGATCATCAAGCACATCAACACCAGTATCTATATTTTCGCCAGTATACTCATAAAGTTGACATCTCATTTTATAAACAGGTAAATTACTTAGCTGATAAAATGGTTGTTCGTGCTCTACATGCATAATTTGAAAGAAAGATTTACTTAAAGGAAGATATATTACATCACCTTCTACCGGTCTTTCAACAGTAATCTCATTATCATACCTTTGAACAGTGTCAGCCCATCTTCTTCTTGATACTACAAACGTTGCTTCATCGCGTATCTCTACTCCAAATCTTGTAAAAAGATCCCCTTCACCTTCAAAGCCTTCTGTATTTTCAATATACATTTCAAGCATGTGCGAAGAATTAAAACTTGATTCTGGATCATCGCCTAATATTTTATCTTCATTGACTATGTCTCGAGGCAAATAGTATACGTCTTGACCATAGGTCTTGAGTGCCTCAATGACTATATCTTCATAGAGGTTTTGCTCTGATCTTACTTTTTGACTAAAGTATAAGTTAGTTGCCATATTATCCTACAAAAAAGTCTGGTGGAAATTCGTGTTCTAATCTTAAGTTTTCTCTAAGAGTTGCAATCTCACCAGTTGCATCATCATAGATTTGTCTTCCGTTTAGAATAACTCCTCCAGGTAGTTGCATTCCTTCAAACTTAATTAAATTTTGTCCCCATTGCTGTTTTATTAATGCAGTAGTATATTCTTTTACAAACATATCGTTAAATATTGAAGTATGATCACTATCACTTACTTCAGTATAAACTTCTGCTACAACATAATCTCCAGCTTTAATATCACCATCTGCAAAATCACCAAAAATATATAATCTGTTTTGTCGACGTGAAAATTGTACTTGAGGAGTTCCGTTTAACTTCATATCTAGCATAGAAAGATATTGTTGCATTTGCTCATAATATGCCAAATCGCCTGCAAAGTTCATAAGATCAGCAATATCGTTTAACATCATTTGATACTTAATATCAAAAAAGTTTCTTGAGTTATTAAACGAACTTGCTAATGGAAACATCTTTGAAACAAATATAATATTATTAGCCAATGTAATATATTCATTGGTAACATCATCTGCTGTTACTAAGTGTTTAAGATATGTTCTTACAGTTGCATCAGAATGAAACTCACGATAATACTGTAGCGACTCGTCTAGACGATCTTCTAATTGATCTTCGTCGACGTTGACTTCGATAACTGGTTCACCTAGTCTTCTTTTACAGTAGTCTATAAGCGTTGCACGCGAGTTTGGAGCTGCCATTTTTTTTAATCCTTTATGCTATTTATTACCAAGACACTCCGCTTCCTGTTGTTGGTGTTGCCTTTGCGCTTATTTGTGCTGCAATACCTGCTTCTATTGATGTCACTTCGTCTGTACCAAGTGCATCTTTAGCCCAACCAATCGCTTGTGTCTCAGTGATATCTGCGTATGGTGTTGGTGTGCCTACAAGCGTTACACCCACCGTTCCATAAGCTGAACCAGTGTTGCCATCTGCATCTTCATCGGTTGCTCTCCAATGTAGTGTTGTTACAATATCTGAGTGATCACCTTGTGTGAGGTCTCTTTCCATTGTTGCTATTGTCCATGTTACTGCCATTTTAATCTCCTTAAGCTGTATATCCTTGTCCTGCTGTGATTGCAGAGTTAACTGTTGTCATATCTTCATCTGTCCAATAGTCTTTAGCCACCATAATCTCTAAGTGTTCTACGTTCCTATTAACACAGTCTTGTTTCTCTCCAGCTTCATCATCTGCCATTGCTGTTCCTGCAATGATAGCATTGATAAGGTCTACTGAGTGACCCATAGCTGTATAGTTTTGTGCTATTTCTTCTGTTGTTAGTTCATCCATTTTAAGCTCCTTAATTAGATGGTTTAGGGTATTTATTTTTAATAGGTTGAATTATATTCGTTTTCCAAGCATCCACTCCATTGTGATAAATATAATCTAACTGTTCACCAAAAGAAGGATACTCTGCTGCTCTATCTCTACTATATTGAGTATCTGCAAACTCTGCATTTAATCTTGTAACTTCATTTTCGTCTACAGATATTAAAGAACCTTTGACAATTTCTTCATTTACCATTGTATAACTGTAATTGGGGTCAAATTCTTCTGTCTTAAGTGCTGTATATATATCATCTGTATGAGAAGATGGAATATCACTACAAGCCATAACAAATGAACCGTCTTGATTAAAAATTAAATACATATTATTATCCTGTTTCTCTAAGTACCACACGAACCCAGTAAGGTCCAGAACCTGAATATGAACCACCATTATGAGTTACTCTTAAAGTTGTAGCGTTTGGACTACTGATAGCCCAATTTCCACCATTTCCTGTATTTCGCCTAAACTGCTCATACGATGATTGGTTTGTATTTCTTCGACTGACTATCACATCTAAGATTGCATCATAAGAAGGATGATGAGTTATAGATGCTGTAACATGAGCACCTGTTCCTGTGGTTTGATCGTTTGCAAAAGTAACATCATGAGAAAAAGTACTATTAATATTTGCATACCCAGAAAAATAGTATTCTCTAAACTTTGGTGCACCTAGAGTTCTATAACTACTATTAATGTTCATCAATGGATTACCATCACCATCTGATAACACAATGTTATTGCTAGATGTTCTTATGTCTAAAGTACCTTGATTGCCGTTAAAACGACCTAAGATAGTATTTGCATCCCCAGTTGTAATATCACCTCCTGCATTCATACCAACGAAAGTATTGTCACTATTGGATGTTGCTAAAGACTGCCCTGCACTTGTTCCCAAAAGAAGATTTCTGCTTCCTGTAGTTAAAGTATCCCCTGCAAGACCTCCAATAAAAGTGTTGTTTATACCTGTTGTATTTGAAAGACCTGCATTAAAACCTACAGCTACATTATGAACCTCTTGAGACGAAGTAAAGTTTTGGTCTCTTAAAGCATTTCTTCCGATAGCAACACTTCTCTCACCTACAGTTTCAGCACTTAGAGCTTGTCTACCTACTGCAACATTAAAGCTACCTGTAGTTAGTGCATCACCTGCGTTACCACCTATTAACACATTTTCAACAGCAGTAGTAGAATACAAACCTGCCTGATACCCCACTGCTGTGTTGTTAGATGCTGTGGTGTTGGAGTTAAGTGCTGATTTACCTACTGCTACATTATAACTTCCTGTTGTAATTAATTTTCCTGCATCTCCTCCAATTAAAGTGTTTTGCAATCCTGATGTTATCTGATTTCCTGCAAAAAATCCATAACCTGTATTATACATTTGATGACCAACAGTAGAATTTTGATTTGCTAAAGAAGAATAACCCATTGCAGTGCTTCTTTGACCTGTAGTATCTGAACTTAAAGTTAGATAGCCTAATGCACAATTTGTAGTTCCTGTGGTAATAGCATCACCAGATAATCCTCCTACTAACGTATTCAAAGTTCCTGTTGTTACTGATGTTCCTGCATTATATCCTACTGCTACATTGTAAGCATCTGTTCCAGTATTTTGCACCGATAAAGCATTACTACCTATTGCAACACTTACACTTCCAGAAACCTCTGCTCCTAAAGCATTTTTACCTATTGCTATATTATTATTACCTGTAGTTATAGCATCACCTGCTTGATATCCAATAGCAACTAAATTAGTACCTGTAGTTAAAGAAGTACCTGCCTGATACCCAACTGCTGTGTTTTGGGATGCTGTGGTGTTTGCTTGTAATGCGTCTGTACCAACAGCTACGTTACTGCTTCCAGTACTATTAACTTGAAGTGCATCTTTACCAATACCAGTATTATTAGCACCACTAGTATTTGCTTCAAGTGCCTGTGCCCCAAAAGCTGTTGTGCCACCTCCTGTATTTAAATACCCTGCTCTATAGCCAACAGCAGTGCTGTAGGATGATGTGGTGTTTGAGTAAAGAGATTCAGAACCGATTGATGTGTTGTAACTGCCAGTTGTATTAAAACGCAAAGCACGCTTCCCCAAAGAAGCGTTGTCCTGCCCTGTGGTAGTTGCATACATTGAATCGTGACCAACAACAGTATTGTTAGCTCCGCTAGTAATTGAGAGACCCGCTCTATATCCTATAAAAGTACCAACGCCTCCAGTGCCATCAAAAGTAAACCCTGCTTGATGACCAAGTGCGGTTAGTTGAGACCCTGTTGTGTTTGCTAGTAAAGATTGTGTTCCTACAGCAGTATTGTAACTTCCTGTGTTATTTTGAAGTGCTTTTGACCCTAAGCCAACATTATAATCACCTGCTCCACCAAGCTCTAAGGCTTTCCAACCAATAGCTGTATTTACACCACCACTGGTTTTTGCTGTTAAAGCATCTGCACCAATAGCTGTGTTATAATTTCCAGAGGTCAAACTATCTAAAGCAGTATCACCTAAAGCTACGTTAGCAGTACCAGTTGGATAATTACCATCCAGCTTAATAGTACCACCATCTACTGACAGGTTATTTGATAATGTTGTTGCACCCGTTACATCAAGAGTACCACTGACGTTTGCATCAGTGGTTATCTTAGATACATCTTTTGCTCTTGTCATGTATTGCTCCTAAGCAGTATACCCTTGACCTGCTGTGATTGCAGCATTAACCGATGTCATATCTTCATCTGTCCAATAGTCCTTAGCCACCATAATCTCTAAGTGTGCTACGTTCCTATCAACACAGTCTTGTTTGTCTTCAGCTGTATCATCTGCCATTGCCGTACCTGCAATGATAGCATTGATAAGGTCTACTGAGTGACCCATAGCTGTGTAGTCTTGTGCTATTTCTTCTGATGTTTTTTCTATATCTGGCATTTTATTCTCCTTTTAAGTTATTAGCCATTTTCTAATGCACTTAGTCGTGCTTCAAGTGCCTCGTTCTTTGCAGATAATTCCTTAACTGCATTTACTAAGTACCAAGTCATATTGTCTGGATTAACACTTAGAACTCCTGTACTTTCTTCTTTTACCATATCTGGTAATACAGCTTGTATTTCTTGTGCTATAACACCTAACTGAACACCCTGTTTATCTATAGCAGAATGTGTTGGTAGTTCTGTTATTTCATCTTCTGTACGATATTCAAAGTTTCTTACCTGCACTTGATTAATAGCATCAAGACCTAAGTTGTTATCAATAATATTCTTTTTTATCCTTCTGTCAGAAGTAGTAGACCAACTTGATGAGTTATTACCTTGATAAACACCACCAAGGTCTGGATTGATAAATCCAGTGCTATTACCTTTATCTGTATGACCCCTATTACCAGAACCTATAACTATTGCTCCAGTTCTACTACCAGAACCTGCAATTGATAAATAACCCATATACACATTAAATTCGCCAGTTGTTAAAGATTTTCCTGCCTCATTTGGACTTATACAAGTATTAAATCTTCCTGTTGATATGTCATGACCTGCTGATTCACCAATACCAATGTTATTTGTACCAGTTGATACTGAATCCAAGGCAAGGTGACCTACAGCTGTATTGTTATTTCCTGTAGTAGATGACTTTAATGTACCATATCCTATACATACATTATTACCTCCTGCAGCGATTGACCTTTGAGAACCATTACCTATAGCAATGTTACTACTACCAGATGAAAGATTCGCCAACGGTCCTTCTATAACACCATCTACCCAAGACCCTATGCCAATATTGCCACTGCCAGTAACAGCATTAGTACCACCTCCTATAGCACTAGAACCTAATGCAGTATTAGAAAGACCAGTTGTAATATTGTTACCTGCATTAGAACCTAATCCTGTGTTTCTATTAGCTGTAGTATTTAGTAAGGATTGATATCCAACTGCTGTGACGTTATTTGAGGCTGTGGCACTATAAAGTGCTTTATAGCCTAATGCTACTGAATTACCTGTAGTGTTATTTCTGCTGTAACTTGCTTGATATCCCACTGCTGTATTGTTAGATGCTGTGGTGTTTGACTTAAGTGACTCTTGACCAACTGCTACGTTACTAGAGCCAGTGGTATTTGCATCTAGTGCTTGCAATCCTATAGCAGTTAAATTTGTGCCTGTTGTATTTAGTCTTGCAGAATACCAACCATATGCTGTATTGTTATTTGCTGTAGTATTTGTATATAAAGAACGATACCCAACTGCTGTATTGTTTTTTCCTGTAGTGGTAGATAGTAATGTTCCATAACCCACGGCTGTGTTAGCAGTATCACCTGTAGCAACGCAATTCCTTAGAGCTTGTAAGCCAACTGCTGTGTTTAGATTACCAGTTTGGTTTAGTTCAAGAGCCTCATAACCTATAGCAGTATTAGAGCCACCTGTAGTATTGCTAAGTCCTGCTTGGTATCCAATGGAAGTATTAGCACCACCTGTAGTATTATTATAAAGCGACTGATATCCAGCGGCAGTGTTTTCACCACCTGTAGTATTATTGTACCCTGCTTGAAAGCCTAAAGCTGTATTATTACCTGCTGTTGTGTTGGCGTAAAGAGCATCTTTACCAAATGCTGCGTTTCTAGAACCAGTTGTATTAAGCTGTAATGCTCCTGAACCATAAGATGAATTTAAAATACCAGTACTATTGGTTAATAATGCACGATAACCAGTTGCTGTATTTTCTGTTCCTGTAGAATTGTTACGAAGTGCATAATTACCCAAAGCAACATTAAAAGAAGCACTTGTTAGACCCCACAATGTTTCAATACCCATTGAAATATTGTCACTATTTGCTAATGGTGTATTACCACTATTAGGACCTGCTGCATATCCTACATAAGTACTCCTAACACCCACTTGAGTTGAATATCCTGCATATACACCTAAATATGTATTTTGTGCACCAGTGGTCGTGCTATACCCTGCTTGATATCCAACTGCTGTGTTTTGAGATGCTGTGGTGTTGGAGTATAAAGTATCAAATCCTATAGCTGTGTTATATGCACCACTGGTATTTAAGTAAAGTGAACGAAATCCTAAGCCAACATTTTGGATGCCAGTTGTCTGTGTATAGAGTGACCTCCAACCCAAAGCACTATTGCTTGTTCCAGTATTATTTAAAAGTGCTTCATTTCCAATAGCTGTATTTTCAGACGATGAAATATTAGATTTAAGTGCTTCATTACCTAAAGCTACATTTTGAGTGCCACTTGTTATTGCAACACCAGCAGACCTGCCAATCATCACATTTTTAGTACCAGTAGTTAAACCACTACCTGCTCCTGCTCCTAAAGCAGTATTATTACCACCACTTGTAGCACCTGTTAATGCTTGATGTCCTATACCTGTATTAAAGTTTGCACTTGTTAAGCTATCTAAAGCAGTATCACCCAAAGCTACGTTACCAGTATTTGTTGGATGGTTACCATCTAGTTTAATAGTACCGCCGTCTATGCTGACATTACCAGCTACTGTAAGTCCGTCTGTAACTGCCGTGCCTGTTACGTCAATGCCAGTGTTATTTATAGCTAGTTTTATACTATTAATATAGTAAAGACGAACTTCTCCATCATGGGCACCAGTTAAATAGTTATTTCCTGAAGTGTCTTCTAGTGTTAAGTTTTCTGCTCTTATAATTAAACTACCAGTACCAACATCATCAATATAGCTATTAGAGCCATCATGGTATATCTGCAAGTCATCACCTGCACCTAACTTAATGATATCATTGTCACCCATGTTAAGGTGAGTTTGTAATGTTGTCTCACCTTGTACGTTGAGTGTTCCGTCTATATCAGTGTTATCTAGGTTGGTTGTTCCATCTATGTCAGCGTTTCCACTAACATCAAGAGAACCAGCATCAACCTCACCACTAAACGTACCTGTAGTTGTGTCAATAACAGTAGCAATAATGTCAGCGGGTTTTTTACCTATATATGGCATATTATGTTATCTCCATTATACTCATAGTAGCACTGATCTTATCAGCTATAGAAGAAGAAACTTTTACTACGTCTGTTGTTTCTACAACTATTTTATTACCAGACATAATCTCTAAACTACCACCAACGGGAATAGGAGCATCTTTAATCACAGTTGATGTAATACCTGCACTTGTATCTACAATTTCAACAGTAGCCAATACTTGAGCCGTATGAACATTACAAAGAGTCAATCCTAATATTATAGTGGTTGTCGAACTAGGAACTGTATACAAAGCATCTGTCGTACCTGCAACTGTAGACATCAATGCATTGTTTACTAATTTAAATGTGTTTGCCATTCTTTATCTCCTATCCGAGAGCAATCGCAAGGGCAGTTGCTTCATCAGATGCTTCTGTTAATGTTGTTGCACCTATATCATTCAATAC